CTGCGGCCTCGCCTGTTCGTGCGCTTAGATCTGTAAGCCGTCCGCCAAGATCAAGCGCGTCACCAAATCCCCGAGCCATTATTTGCGCTCCGCTGAATGCAAGGTCGATGGCCTTGTTAAATCCAGCGGCAGCTACATTTCCGAGCGTAAATGCGCCTGTAATTTTTGCGAATGACGCGTCAAATAATCCGCCAGCATTTTCGGATTTGTTGCCAACGTCCTGCAATTCTTTGCCGAGCCGATCAATTTTGGGCGCTGTGTCTGAAGCTGCGTCCCCCATCGACCTAAGTTTTTTCTCCATCCCCTCAAGCTGCTTAGTGCGGCTGAGAGTTTTTTGAAACTCATCGGCGGACATCGCCGTTGTCCTCTGCTGCGTGTCAAGTTCGGCGAGTTCCTTTTGGACGTTCTTCAACGTCTGCGATAACCCCGCGTCCTTTGCTCCAAATTCGACTGTAACGTCCGCCATATATTAGGCTACTCAGTCAAAGTCTTCTTTCGCTTCTTCAGGATCGTCTCTATTTGTTTTTTCATTTTGGCGACTACGACCTGAGATGCTTTGAGTTGTTCGCTTGGCGGGCAAATGCGACTCACCCACGGCACTTTGTTTGTCATCAGTACGCGCGGGTTCGATGTGTCCCCGAGGTGGTTTTCTATTTCGCCGGTCGCCTTTGTCTGGTCCACGACCCAGTTGGGGATTCCACGTGTCATCGATTTTTTGATGACTTGCGGCAGCTGTTCTGCGCAACGTGCCCATCCAGACTTTGCAATGCCGACGCGCTTGGCAACTCCTTCGATGTAGCCAGGCAAATCTCCTTCGGCAATGTAGAGCTTGTCGCCCCTATTTCGCGTGCGCCCGTCTCGCGGTTTGCGATGTGCTTGGTGTATGGCTTTGAAGTCGTTTGTGACTTCAAGCTCGCCCCACTTCTTCAAAAATCCAATTCGCTCCAGAATGATCTTTATTACGTCGTAACGTCTCTGCTGCAATAATCGGTAAAGCTTGTCTCGAATTTTTCTTTTCCCAATCTCGTCAAACATTTCCTCCAGCTTGCCGACGTCTTTGATGATCTTGCCAATATCCCTCTCAACACGTCCAATCCCGCTCTCAGGCTTCGTTCCAAAGGGCTGCGTCCGCCTTGCCAACTCTACGCAAAGCAGGCGAGCATTGAGAGCCACGCAGTCGGGGATTGTCTTTTTAACGACCTCAGAATACTCGTCGAGAATTTCCACGAATTTCTGTTTGTCGAATTTAAATTTCCCGGACATTGTGACTTTTGTGAGTTTTGTGAGTTTTGAGAATCCGCTCTATTTCGGCGAGCGCGTCAAAATCTTCCCTCTCATTGCTTCGCGTGTACACGCGCGGGATGCCACGAGCGAATGAATCGGCGTCGAGAATTTGCAGTCCCGCCGCATACGGGATTTCCCACATGCACTCTTTGAACCCCCATCCGGTCGCGCTCGCGAGCCTGAAGACGTAAGACGCGAGCCAGTTGGGGGACGCTACTTTCCCCCGCTCGGACTAGCCCCTGAAGCGTGTTGAGCTTTAGTCTCGGCAGCGTTCACCTTGTCCCACGCTGCGGATACGAGCGCGGAGAGTTCGTTCTGCTCGTCGATTGTCGTTAGGTTGTCGAGCTGCCAACGGCGCACGGCCTTGTTAAACGCGATCTGGTCGTTGTCCACGGCAAGCACGTCCTCAAGCGGTGCGATGTGGACAAATGCAAATGCGGCGACAAACCAAAATTCGTCGCGCTTTTCCAGCATGTTTGAGCGGATGATGGAAATTGTGCCGGGTACGCATGGTCTGAGTTTCCACTTGCCTGTTTTGCGGGTTCCTTCACGCATGCCCGCTTCGCGGAGTACTTCGTCGTCTGTTAGTAGTTCGGTGTTCATAGGTTTTGGATGATTTGTTTCTTGTCTGCATCGGTCGCGTCTTCGCGTACGAGGAGCCGCTTGCCCTTGATTTCGACTTCGATCCGGCGCGGTGTGTTGCGAATCCAGTCCACGAGGACATCGCGGTTGGCGAGTGCGGCGCGGATGTAATTAAGCAGATTCTCAGGGTCGCTTTCGTTGAGTGCTTCGCCGCCCTTCGTCATCCCTGTAAAAACATCTTCGGCGCGCTGGCCTTTGGCATTCACGGCGTCAAGCCAAAAAACGGTTGATTCGCGCCCGTCTGAGCGAACGGTTCGAGTGATCGGGCAAGGCATCTTGGGCAGAAAGCCCAGAGTCACGAGCGCCGTGGCAACCTTCAGGTTCGGCGTGTAAAAGTACTGCTCGCTGTCTCGTATTGTTTCGGTGTTCATATTTTAAAAAAGGAGACAGACTTTAGCCGGTCTGTCAGCGGGCGCGTGCGATCGGGTGTGCGAGAAATTACATGCTCGGGTACTGCGTCGCCTGAATAGTCATGGTGCGGAATGTGTCGCTGCTCTGCTCGGACGAGACGCTGTCGACAACGATCTTGCCGCCGCTCACGCCGAATTCAGTGGTGGCATTTGCGATAGTCAGGAGACTGCCGACGGATGCTGTGGCAACTCCGCTTGATCCGTTGATTGCGCCTGAAATCGAAATGGTTGCGGTGCGCCCGTAAGTGGAGATGGCGACAATATCGCCGTCTTCGTCCATGAGTTCAGCCTTTTGGCCTTGGACGGAGCGGTTGAACGAGGAGAGGATGATGCCGGTTTCGGCGGTTGCGCCGAAAGTAACACTTGCGGCAGAAGATGAGGTGATGACAGATGCGGCCATACCCCGCAAAAAATGTCAACTCAGTTGAGGAACTCGGCAAAGACGACGCGCGTATTTCGCCCGCGCGCAATCTCCGCCTGCGTCGCGATCTGGGTCGGATTGTCGATGAATGCGCGGACGCGCGTGCTGCCTTCGTAGTCGTATGCCCAAAGTTTGTTCTCCCCAGGCGCGAAGAGATAGGCCGTCACAGCATGCCCGGCGATCTTGCCATTTCGTTGGTAGCCGTATTGCAAGACGCGGCTGGTTACGCCCTGCCTGCGAAGCCCCGCGTCCATTGCGATTGCGGTCGGCAGGCAGGCGTTGCGCTCCATCTCCATCCACCGCTCAGGGTTTGTCGGAGTGCATGCCGACAAGGCGAGAAGCAGGATGGCGAGCGCGGCTCTCACGCTAAAGCAGTCCGGTGTGAACGGTCACGGATACGCTCCGCAAAAAGTGCCGGTCGGTTGTCGAGAGTGCGACCGGCCCGTCTCGTAACACGCCGTAGACTTGGCAGGATTTTGGCTCAATAGCGTTGAGCTTGTCCACGATTCCAAAGACATCGTGTGTCACACACAGCAATTCAGCCCAGAGATTTTCGAGAGTTTGCGCGTTGGCATCGTCTGCTTGCACGGCCAAAACAACGTCGATTGTGAATTGAAAAATCGCGCTGTTTGTAATCGACTCCGACTGCCGGGTTGCCTTTACAAAGCACGCTGGCAACGTCATCGCAGCGAAGTTTTCTGACGCTGTGACGGTCAAGTCATTCTGAAATTCAGCCTGCAAATATCGGATGAACGCATCCGTGATTGCCTTTTCAAGCGTACGCGTCGTAGTCGCTGCCTGGCTCTTGGGTTCGGGAGTTGTGGAGAAGAAAATCATTTATTCACATCCTGGAGCGCGAAGTCCACTGAGACGGCATCCTGCGCCAACTCCGCAGAGACGACGCGGAAGCTGGCAGCATCAATCGCCACCACGTCCCCTAGGTTGATTTGCTGTGTGACGGCATTGTAAGGCGCGGTGATAACCATCGCAATTTGCGTCATAAATCCGCCGTCTCCGACGCTGTTCTCGCAGCGGAATGTCGTGCGATTTGCGGAGAATGTAGAGCCTTGAAATGTGACGGTGATCGGTAGTTCTCCGAGGACGGCGGCAAAGTCGGCAGCGAAATAAGTGGCGAGACTCACACTCTGCCGATTTCGTCAAAATGAAAGACAAAGTCTCCCAGCAGGTGAGCAGCGGTGAGTTGGAGGAATGTTTTGGTCATTTTCATCAGACAACCGTTTTCAGTTGTCTGAGCTCAGACAACCTCTAGGGGTTATCATATTAATCCCACGCTCTTGCAGAGTCGGTGATACTCGCTGCCCCGTGTTGGCGTCTCCTTGCTCGTATTGTGCGTTGCGTTTGACCAGTGGATGATGTCGTAGGGTGTCGCCACCGGATGCGTGTAGGGCGAGCCTGCCACGCCACCGCAGTCGAAGTAGTTGTCGAATGTTTTGAACTGAATCCCGCTGCGCTGGAGGCCTTGAATCATTGCAATCATGGCTTCGTGCCAGTCGCGTCCAGCCATGCCGTCCTTGAGCATGTCGCCGATAATATCCGACATCTCGGCGGCGTAGGCAGAGCCTTTCGGAATTGCCATGACAACAGGCGAGATCATCGACAGCCACGGTGTGAATGTGTAATCCTCTGCGATGATCTTTTTCGTGACAGCCACGTCCATTTGCACCCAGATCCCGCCGTGCTCGTGAAGGGTCTTGAAGGCGAAGTAATCGCTCCAATGCGCAAACGAGCCGATGCCGCCGTTCGGGATGCCGGTGTGCGGATTGCCTGCGAATCCAACCGGCTGAACGTAGTCCTTCGGGACTTGGCGCACTTCCACTAAGTCGGGAACGCCAGCAACTTTTTGGTTTGTCCAGAGAACCGGCTTGTGCCCAGCGTCGAGTAAAAGCTGAAGCGTGAGTTTTTCCATCAAGCCAAGCTTCGGCCCGATCCAGACTGAGTGTGTGGTACTCATTTGCGTGCGAGGACGGTGAGGCCGTTGCAGTTCTCGTAATGCTCCGTGATCTTCCAGTGTTCGTTGTCGCGAAGGAACTCTTGGATTGCCAAGTTGATTCCACCGCCGTTGTCTTCGCCGACAACGCCAAAGGCAACCGTGTCATGGAAGACGATGTATTTGCGCGCCTGGTTGCCGTGCTTTTCGAGTTCGCCTTTCACCTGTGCGTAGGTGTGAAGCGTATCGATGAAAAGCAGGTCGGTCGGTTCGATTGTTTCAGCGTCGAGCGTGCTGCCCTGCTGGAATGTCCAGTCGATTGCAAGCTGCGAGCTGATGCCGTGTACGTTGAAAAAGTCATGCAAGTCGTAGCTGCGGAGCTTCGTGTTTGGCTTGTTTGAGAGTCCGTGCAGAAATGAGTAAGTGGACATCCCTGTTCGCACTCCGAACTCTGTGACGTGTTCGCATTGCCGCGCGAGCTGCGCAAGGCGGAGCATATGCTCATTAATGTCGCCTGCGATGGATCGCGAGCGGTTAAATATGTTAATGAGTGGCCACTGTGAAACAAAAACATTCACTCCGTATTGATAGGCACGATCGGAGTTTTGAAGGTCAACGATGGCGTCAGTCGGGCGCGTGCCGTTCATCGGGTGATCGTGCTGCCATTTCAATCCCTTCACCTGCAAGACAGGCGCTTCAAGCTGCGTGCGAGTCGTGAAATCGTTGTCGCAAAAAACGCCGTAATAATTCGGATGGAAAACGTATCCGCGCTTGTTGTAGAGCGCACGCGAGAGAACCGGATGGCACATGAGTCCGTCTTCACGGAGCGAGTCCGGCACGTAACATGCCCAATCTTCACTGCCTGCGGGGAGTTTTTGCAACTCTTCATCCCAGCCTTGCGGCGGCGTGAGGTCGTCGGCAATGACTACGAGGATTTCGCCGGTTGAGGTCGCGGCTGCTGCGTTCCAATTTGCAACGCTTGAAGATGCCCAATCTGGCGGCGGAGTTGTAGAAATAACAAACGATGAACTTCTCGCTGCTGCTGGGCTGGAAAAAATACGAGCATTTTCTATGAAAACCAAATGCGACTCGGTATCGTCCGCCTGTATGCCGAAAATGTGTTCGACGTTCTCGGGGTTTGTCGCTCGCTTAAACCATGTCTGTTTTGTGGCTAGGGCGCGGTCGGGTGTGTTTCGTGTTGCGTGTAGCAGGCTGATTTTTTTCATAAAGTTTTTAATTTGATTTCAAATTTTACAACAGGGACTTGTTGGATTTTCTTTTTTTCTTCGACGATCAAAACAGGATGCGCCCAGTTGAGGTTTTCGCCAATGTTCTCGGGATCGTTAAAACTCTCAAATGATTCCATGGCCTCTTGCCTTAGTAGATCTTCGGCTTCAGCAACGGATTTAAAGGGTCCGCGAGCCTGATGGAATGCCTCCCCCATATTTTCAAGGTCAATAATCCAGAATTTTTTTTTCATTTTTTGGTTAGTGTTTCAAAGATTTTCTTTGCGCGTTCGCGTTCGATTGGATCGTTACACCGTGCATGCGTGGCGTCAATGGGAATTAGCTCAAAAGCCGGGTGATGATGAACGAAAACAACGTCACGAGCGTCCACAATCGCGCCTGCTTTCTCGGCACGAATGGTGAACTCGGCGTCCGAGAATTGGTTTTTGAAATCGGGGTAAAAGAGTCCGTGCTTGTCATAAAATTTCCGTGTGCAAATTGCCATCGGCAAGAGTTCGTCCGTGCGGTATCCGTCCGATATGCGGAGAACCTTCTCGGCGTTGATGTCCAAGCGGCTTTCAAGCATGTCGTCCCAGCCGGGTGGACATTCGAAGTCGTCTGAGAATTGCACGAGGATATCGCCGGTGCTCACACTGGCAGCCAGATTCCACGCTCCGACTGAGCCGCCGTCCGTCTCTTGGCAGACTCCGCAAAAGCGTTGCAGGACGGCTGCGGAGGCGTCGTCTGAATCGACCGCAAAGATGTGTTCTACGCGCTCGGGCTTGTTCGCCCGTGAGAGCCATAGGTTCATGTTCTGCACGGCTTGCAATGGCCTTCCGCGCGTAGCGTGAAGGAGCGAGATGCGCGGGCGCGGAGCGGCGTTGAGAACCTGCATTTCAAGGTTGAATGCCTCTTCCTTCCGGCCTGCCAGCCTGAGCGCCCAAGCGCGGAGTCGCTTGGCTTTGACGCCGTAATACTCGGCCTTGTGCGTCCACTGCGTGAAGGAGGGGACGGGTATTTTCTCCATTTCGTCGAGAAGCGCGAGAGACTCAACCGGCTTGCCTTCGTCGAGAAGAATGGACGCTTCCAGAGCGACGGCTTCGCGGCGTGCGGGGTCGAGCTTGCGCGCGGCCTGAGCAAAGCGAAGCGACGATTCGCCATCCGTCATGTTGCTCATGTTCATCAGCGTTTCATACTTGTGGACAAGATCGAGATCCTTCATGGCGATGGCCTCCGCGCCGTAGCGCAAGGATAGGTCTCGCTGGCCGGTGATCATTTTTTCGTAATGGAGATAAAACTTCCAATGCGGTGCGAATTGATCCTGCCATTCGAGAATGCGCTGGTTGCGCTCGTTGCTCTTGCGCTGGCCGAGTGGTGGCATGTGGTGGATTTCCAAGTCACGCCGCATGTAAATTTTGATTGTCTTTGTCGGGTGGACGTTCTCATGCACCGCCCGCCACCAGTAGCCGGTGCGGTAACGAAAGAATCGCTCGCGCGGTGCGCGCTTGTGCTGCTCGGGAATGACGTAATCGCTGAGTATCCAGTCACACTCTGCTGGACAATCGCGGAGCGCCTTCAGCGTAGGCTCAACCATGTTGTCCTGGAGCACGTCGTCACAGTCTGCCCACATAACCCAGCCACCTTCGCCGGTCAGGTCGTAGGCTTTTTCAAATGCGACATTTCGCGCGGCGGCGAAGTCGTCGAGGTGCGGCCAATGGCGGCAGAGTGGTGAGTTGCGATATTCGCCGACGTGACAGCCGAGGCTCTTTGCAATGTCGAGAGTGGCGTCGGGTTCGAGTGCTCCGACTGCGCGGATGATGACGACATGGTCACAGATTTTTTGCAGGGATCGAACGCATCGCTCGATGCGCTCGGCTTCGTTGCCGCAAATTAAGCCTGCGACAAGGCGATTTTTTTGGTTCATGTTTCTGCACGGGGCGCGATGTCAAAAGGGCAACAAAAAACCCGCTCCTTGTGAGAGCGGGTTTGATGTCGAACCGTGAGATTTTACAGTCCGGTCGTGATGCGGATGATCGAGGAGCCGTCGACAACCTTCTCGGATACGTGCTGGCGCACGCGAAGGATGTTCGAGCGGCGGGCTTCGTCGCGGTAGGTCTCGGAGACGAAAGGCACTGGGGAATCGGCGCCCCAGAGGATCGTGCGTCCGAATCCACCGGCTGCGAACTCACCGCCAACTGTGTTAGCGAGTGCAAGGTAGCTGTCACCCCAGACGAATCCGCCTGAGTAAGTTTGGCCCTTCTTCGCAGTGTTGCGAGGAGCGCGGCCAACGAGGACTTTCTCAACGCCGACTGCCTGAGCAACTTCTTGCTCGGAGAGGAGGCGAGTGGAGTTCGTGGCGACTACGCCGAACATTTGATTCTGCACCTTGGTCGAGCGGCGGACGCGCTCGAAAAGGACTGCGGACATGATGAGCGTGTTTGGGAGCACGCCATATTTGGCGAGTTCCAACTTGCCAGCGGCAACGTCGGCTGCGAGATCGAAGGTGGTGATGTTGGCTTCGGTGTAGGCGGCGGTTGCACCGGCTGCGGAGATGGCTGTGAGGCCGTTCGCGGCGTAGGTGAGCGAGGCAACACGAAGCTCGTGGCCAATTTGTATCTGGCTGAGGAGCATGTCGGCAACGGCAACCTCAACGTCCAGGAAGCGGGCGAGGTCGCGCTGAGTTGCGTCTGGAAGGACTTCCTCCAAGCCGTACTCGGTAGTGGCGAAGGTGTCCGATGTGAACTTGCGTCCAACGCGGGGATATGCAGAGCCAGCGGCGATCTTGGTCGCGTCGTCGTTAAGTGCCTCAGATGCGCCCAGGTTGATTTTCAGATACTCGCCAGAGCGAACGTCTGCAACGTAGATCGGCATGACTTCGGCGCCGATGAAGAGGTTCTGCTTGTTCGAGCGGCCCTCGTAAACGGCCTGTGCGATGTCTCCGCGAATTGTGGTGGTGGTGAGTGACATGGTAGTTAGTTAGTTGAGTGTTTCGATCAGGTGCTTAGAGGCGAACTGCGAACTCGATGATGTCGCCGGTTACGCCGGAATTGATTGCGGTTCCGAGAGTCACGCCAGATGTGACGAGCGTTCCGACAATCACGCCGCCGGTTGTGGCGAAAACCGAATTGCCAGCGGTAACAGGACCGGGCGAAACGATTCCGAATTGAGTTGCCTTGAAGAGTTTCACTTCGCCAACGCCAGCTGCTGCCACGTCGTCTTGAAGGACGCCGATGACTTCGGAGGCGGTTACGAGTGCGGCTGCTGCGTTGTCGCCTGAGCAACGGACGAGCGTGTTACCTGAGAGCGCGGTCGCGAATGTGAACGAGCGGAAGGGGATGTCATTTTGGGTTGCCATGATGAGTAGTGATTAGAGGTTGTGGAGTTGATTGGAGTCGCGGAGGGCGATGTATTCAGCGGGGTAATTCGACATTGCAAACTTGATCGCGGCGGTCTTGGAGCCGAGTTCTGCGGTTTTTGTTTCGATCAAATTCTTCAGATCAAATTTGACTTCGGCAGGAACTTCGGCGGGAGCGGATGCCTTCATGGGAGCTGCGCCAAAGTTTGAAATGATCGTGTCGAGCTTGGCTTCGAGCTTGGACATTTCAGAGTCTTTCATTGGCTCGTCCTTTGGCTCTTCGGGAGCGGCTTCCATTGCCTTCTTGTAATCGCCAAAGGCGGATTCAAGGGCGCTGAGTCGGGAAACGATGTCGGCAATGCTCACTTCGTCTTCCTT